TCCTGAAATCAGGGCGCGCACCGCTGCTGGCCGATCACGATCCTGAAAAGCAGATCGGCGTTATCGAACGTGCTGAAATTAGCAAAGACCGCGTTGGCCGCGCGGTTGTGCGCTTCGGAAAAAGCGCACAATCCGATGCTTATTTTCAGGATGTAAAGGATGGAATCCGCACCAACATTTCTGTGGGCTACCGGATCCATCAAATGATCCTCGAGGAGGAAAGCGAAGGTAATGCAGTGTATCGCATTACCAAGTGGGAGCCCTTGGAGATCTCGCTTGTAGCAATTCCAGCAGATCAATCGGTGGGAATCGGGCGATCGGTGGATGAGAAACGGGCAATCGAAATCCTTACACCTCAATCTCAAACGGAGAAAAAACCTATGACTAATGAAGCAAACGCGGCCAATGCGGCTGTAGCAGCGGCACCCGCTGTTAATGAGGCGGCAATTCGTGCCACCTTCCAACGTGAAAACGAAGCTCGCACCAACGAGATCGTTGCCCTCGGCAAACGCCACGGCATGGGCGAAAAGGCAATGGAGTTTGTTGCCTCGGGCAAATCCGCTGATGAGTTCCGCACTTTCGTGCTGGAAAACATGAACGTGATCAAGCCGATCGATGCTGCGCGCACCGATACGAGCATCGGCCTCACCGATAAGGAAATCAAAAAGTTTAGCCTGATGCGTGCTATTAACGCGATGGCAAACCCGCATGATTTCCGCGCGCAGGAAGCTGCTCGCTTTGAGCGCGAAGCAAGCGAGGCGGCGGCGAAACGCTACGGCAAAACGCCGCAGGGTTTCATGATTCCTGCCGAGATTCTCAAGCGTGACTTGCTTGTAGGCACCCCAACGGCTGGTGGTAACACCGTGCAAACCGATCTGAATCATGGCAGCTTCATTGAAGTGCTGCGCAACGCCATGATCCTCACCCAGCTCGGCACCACGTTCCTGCCGGATCTGCAAGGCCAGGTGGCTATCCCGCGCCAAACCGCAGGTGCCACGGCATACTGGGTAGCGGAAAACGGTGCGCCTACCGAAAGCCAGCAAGCCTTCGATCAGGTGCCGTTGCAGCCTAAAACGGTTGGTGCCTTCACCGACATCAGCCGCCGCTTGATGCAGCAATCGAGCATCGAGGTAGAGCAGTTCGTGCAAAACGATCTCGCTAAGATCCTCGCCCTGGCGATCGAAAACGGTGCAATCAACGGCACCGGCGCGAGCAACCAGCCTACCGGCCTGCTCAACGTAGCGGGCATCGGCTCGGTTGCTGGCGGTACCAACGGTGCTGCTGTTACCTGGCAGAACATCGTGGATCTCGAGGCTGCTGTTGCAACCGCTAACGCGGATGTGGGCACCCTTGGTTATCTCACCAACGCCAAGCAGCGTGGTAAGTTCAAGGGGATCACCAAAACCAGCCCCGCCACGAGCTTCATTTGGGATGGTGGCGTAGCGCCGGTTAACGGCTATGCGTGCGGCATCAGCAACACGGTGCCGAGCAACCTCACCAAAGGTACCTCGACCGGCGTATGCTCGGCGATCATCTTTGGTAACTTCGCTGATCTGATCATCGGCATGTGGGGTGGCCTGGATCTGCTGGTAGATCCGTACACCGGCTCCACGGCTGGCACGGTTCGCGTTGTCGCGCTGCAAGATGTTGATGTGGCAGTGCGTCACCCTGAATCGTTTGCTGCAATGAAAGACGCTCTCTAAGAGCGCATCAGGAAAGGGGCTGGCGGAGCAGTACGCCAGCCCCTTTTACCGTTTCTTATCTACGTTTCTCTCGGATCCCGTAACCAAACTAATGAGGAAAATATGAAAATCGTGATCAAAGCATCTTGCATCGGAAAGGATGGCGAGCACCTCGAGCAAGGTAGCACCGTTGATTATCCTGAAACCCATGCGCAATACCTTATCCGCCTTGGCCGCGCTGTAAGCGAGGAAGATGCCGAGGCCGAGGAAGGCGCTGCCGCAGGCGATGAGGCCGCTGAGCTGGCCAGCAAAACAAAGCCGCAGCTGCTCGAAATCGCTGAGCTCGAGGAAGTTGAGCTCGAGAAAAATGCCACCAAGCCGCAGATCGTTGAGGCGATCCTGGCTAAGCGCGCAGCAGCAGCGTAGCAATGGCATTCGAGGAAGATTTCTCGATCTTTTTCGACACCAACGGGTTTGGTGAGGAGTTTACCTATAATCCAAACGTAGGCTCCTCACTCACCCTGGTTGGCATCTTTGATGCCGGATTTTATGCCGCGCCAGGCGGCGAAGTATCGGTGGCAAGTAGCCAGCCGCAGATCCAATATGAAACCGCCAAGATCCCCGATGCCCCGATCTACGGCGAAACCGTCACCTACAAAGGCCGCGATTATACGATCGTAGGCATCGAGCCGGATGGCACGGGCGTTACCACCCTGATTTTGGAAAAATCCGATGACGCATGTTAGAGATCAGATCCGCGATGCGGTGCTGGCCACCGTCACAAACCTTACCACAACGAAGAAAAACGCCTTTGCTGCGCGCGTTCACCCCGTGAATGATAACGAGCTGCCATGTGTGCTGGTTTTCACAAGCAATGAAACGAGCGAGCCCATCACGATCAGCGCACCGCGCCGTATGCAGCGCACGCTCACCGTGATGGTAGAGGGCTACGCAAAGACCGTAAAAGGCTATGAAGATGTGCTCGACAAGATAGCCGTAGAGGTTGAAACGGCGATTTATAATAGCACCTCCCTAAAAGCGGTTGTGCGCGATATTTTCTTATCAGGCACGGAGATCAAGTTGCTCGGCGAAGCAGATAAGCCAGTGGCGGTGATTTCTATGAGTTTTACGGCGAAATATCACACGCTGGAAAACGATTCACAGACGTTAATTTAAGGGGATTTTTTATGGCGAATCACTTGGGTAAAGAAGGCTCGGTAAAAGTTGGTGGCACACCAACGGTTGTAGCGGAGGTGCGCGAGTGGGAATTGAACACCACCAGCGATACCGCTGAAACGAGCAGCATCAACACGGTGCAGGGCAACGGCGGCTGGCGCACGTTTGGCGCTACCCTGTTATCCTGGGAAGGCACGATCACCTGTTTCTGGGATGAGACAGATACCAACGGCCAGCAAACGATCGATGCAGGCGCTACGGTAGCCCTGAAACTCTACCCCGAGGGCTCCACCACCGGCTCGACATTCTTTAGCGGTAACGCGATCGTAACCGCCGTAAATCGCAAGGCGGCGATCGATGGTGTGGTTGAGGCCGTGTTTAGCTTCAAAGGCACCGGCGCGCTCACTGAGGGCACCGCACCGTAATCTATTTTTAACTTTTTTAAGAGGGCAACATGAAAGCAATCGATCGCGCACGCGGGCACTATACTCGTTTAACGGCAGATCCCAAAAAAATCCGCGTGCCAGAGTGGGAAGATGAGGGCGAGGAGTTCTATATCCACGCCACACCACTCACGCTGAATGAGCGCGCAAAGCTCGGGAAGTTCGCAAAAAACCAGCAGGAAATGGCGGCGGAGCTCCTCATCCTAAAAGCAAAGGATGCCGAGGGGCAGCCGCTTTTCACGCGTGAGGATAAGCAGGATATCATGCGCAGCGTTTCAGCGGATGTTGTCGCGCGGATTAGCAAGGAAATCGTTGGCCTTGGTGATGCCGAGATCGTTGAGGATGCCGAGGGAAACTAACCGAGGATCCTGAGCTCTACACCGCATACATGATCGCGGAGCTGTTGAGCGTTAGGATCCATGTGGTGCTCGATATGCCGATCGAGGAGTTTCTGGGCTGGGTTGCATACTTCAACGTAAAGGCAAGCAAGGCGAAACTAAAAAGTAACGGATAAGCTATGGCCAGCCTAACATTTGATATTTTTGCCAGAGACAAAACCGGCCAGGCGTTCGCCAGCGTCAATAATCAGGTTGCTGGACTGGGCAAAAACCTGATGGGGCTCGGCAAGGCTTTCCTTGCATTCAAAGCGGTTGAGAAAACCTTTGATTTTCTCAAAGGCGCAGCGGAGGCCGCCGAGCACATCAACGATCTAAGCACTAGGCTAGGCGTGAGCGCCGAGGTGCTATCGCAATATCAGCTCATAGCGAATAACACCGGCGTGGAGCTTGATGATATCGCTACGGCGATGCAAAAGCTGGCCAAAAACTCGGTGGATGCAGCAGAAAAAGGCGGCGAGGCAGGCAATGCACTGGCCTATCTAGGCATCAACGCGCAGCAGTTTGCCACCCTTGGGATCGATGATAAGTTTGCAGTGCTCGCCACTGCGATCAGCGGGGTAGAGGATCCATCCAAACGCGTTGAGCTGGCGATGACGCTGATGGGCAAATCCGGCGCGGAAATGCTGCAAGTGATGGATGGCGGCGGCGCTGCCTTGCAAGAAATGCAAAAGCGCGCGGATGAGCTGGGCATCACGATGACGCAAACCCAAGTAGGCGCGATCGATGGGATGATGGATTCCTTTGGCGAGCTTGGCCTCGCGGCCAAAGGCGTAGCTCAGGATTTTGTAGGCTTATTCGCACCGGCAATCCAGGCGATCGCCAATGCGCTCACCTATGTGCTGGTGGGTGCGGTAAACATCGTAAAATCTATTTTTCAAAGCCTGGTTGCCACGATCCTCGATGTGATCGGGCGTATTGCCAACGCATTTTCATGGCTTACCCGTCAGTTTAGCATCTTGCCTGGCCAGGCAGGCGATGCCATGCGCCAGATCTCCGAGCAGCTCAGCAACTATGGCGATGTGCTCACCAGCGTAACTTCCAAAGCCGAGGATGCCACAAAAACCAACGCGGGCTACCAGGCGGGCATGGATAAAACCGCTGCCTCGATCGAAAAAGTAAATGCCGCGCTTGCAAAGAGCGGCGGCAAAGGCATGAAAACCATGCAAAAGGATATCGACACCACCGGCAAGGTAGGTGGCAAAGCCGCTGATGATATGGCGAGCAAGTGGGAAGCCGCCGCGCAATCAATGGAAAACGATATCTCCGGCGCGCTCAACGGTATGAGCCTAGATTTCAATGATCTCAAAGGTAGCGCATTGAAGGCGCTCGAGGCGATCGGCGAGGCAATTCTCAAAAATATCGTAAACCAGCAGTTTGGCGGCGGCGGTGCAGGCGGCGGCATGGCCTCGCTTGGTGGTGGTGGCGGCGGTGGCTTTGGCAGCCTCATCAGCAGCGGCCTTGGCAGCCTTGGCGATTGGTTTGGTGGGTTCTTCGCCGATGGTGGCGATTACGGTGCTGGCAAGCCCATTATTGTGGGCGAGCGAGGGCCGGAAATGATCTGGCCAAAGAGCGCTGGCACTGTAGTGCCCAATGGTGCAATGGGGAAATCGATCAGCGTGCAAATGAACATCAGCACGCCGGATGCCAATAGCTTCCGCCGCAGCCAAAGCCAGATCGCCGCATCGATGGCGCAGGCGGTGCAGCAAGGCTCGCGTAACCTGTAAGTTTGCCTCCCCCGCAAAGGGCAAAATGCCAGTAAAATCGCGTAATCAAGTAGAGGTTACGCATGGCGTTTATCGAGACACAATTTCCGAGTGATATTTCATATGGTGCCCAGGGTGGCGCCAAGTATTCCACCGATGTAGTGGAGACTTTCAGCGGATGGGAGCAGCGCAATATCAACTGGAGCGAATCGCGCGGCGAGTGGAATGTTAGCCACGGCGTGAAAACTTCCAGCCAGCTGGCTACGCTCATCGCATTTTTCCGCGCGTGCCGTGGCAAGGCAGTAGGTTTCCGCTTCAAGGATTGGAGTGATTACAGCGCGGCAAACCAGATCATCGGCACCGGCAATGGCGTTAAAACCGCTTTCCAGCTGGTAAAGAGCTATACGGCTGGATCCATCACCGTTGATCGCACGATCACCAAGCCCGTTAATGGCACGGTGCAGGTATATAAAAACGGCGTATTGCAGGGCAGCGGCTATACGGTTGATTATACCACCGGCATAGTGACCTTTACGGCAGCTGTAGCCAATGCCGTGGTTGTCACTGCAAACTTTGAGTTTGATGTGCCGGCGCGATTCGATACCGATAAGCTCGATATCACGCTCGATACGTTCAATTTTGGATCATGGGGCAGCATCCCGATCGTGGAGATCCGCCTGTGAAAAATATCGATCCCGATTTACAGCTGCACCTTGATGGTACCACCACCACGCTTTGCACCTGCTGGCATGTTACCCGCGAGGATGGCGTTGAGTATGGCTTTACCGATCATGATAAAGATATCACGGTGGATGCGCTGCTCTACAAAGCGGCCACCGGCTTTACGGCAACCAGCGTAGAATCAAAAGCAGATTTCTCGGTTGATAACATGGATCTCGAGGGAATGCTCAGCAGCCTTGAGATTTCGGAAACCGATATCCTCAATGGCCGCTATGACTATGCCGAGGTTGAGATCTTCATGGTGAATTACGAAGATCTCTCGCAAGGCAAAATCTACCTCAAGCGCGGGCGCATGGGCGAAGTGAAGGTAAACAGCTCGCAATTTGTGGCGGAGTTGCGCGGTTTATCGCAGCACTTGCAAAATAAAATCGGCCGCATTTACTCCTCATCCTGCGATGCGCTGCTGGGCGATAGCCGGTGCACCAAAGCCCTGGGCTCCTTTACGTTTTCCGCCTCGATCACCAGCGTTACCGATCGCCAGATTTTCAAAGCCTCCTCGCTTACTCAGGCGGCTGGCTATTTCACTGGCGGAGTAGTTACTTTTACCTCCGGCCTGAATAACGGCCTAAAAATGGAGGTTAAGGAGTTCGAGGGCACGAAAGTAACGCTTGCCCTGCCTGTGCCTTATCAGATCGCCGTGAGTGATACGATATCGATCGTGGCGGGATGCGATAAAACCGCCGCCACCTGCGCCGCAAAGTTTAGCAACTTGGTTAATTTCCGTGGTTTCCCCGATATTCCAGGCACCGATGCCATCATGGAAACCGCTGGCACCGCAGATCTACGGAGATAGCCTAATGAGCAATGAGATCGTTATAGAGGCGCGCTCATGGATCGGCACGCCGTTCCACCACCAAGGCCGCGTAAAGGGTGCGGGGTGCGATTGCATAGGCATGGTGCTCGGTGCCCTGCATAACGCTGGCGCGCGCTCTCGCGTGCCTGATGATGCTGGCAACGTGGTACCCTTCACGGATTTCGATCGCACGGATTACTCGCCGGATCCCAATAGCGAGCGCCTCAAGCATACGCTCGATCAGCATTTGATCTGCGTGCCACTGGATAGCATCCTCGCCGGTGATGTGTTGCTTTTCAAAATCATTCACCTGCCACAGCATGTAGGCATCGTGGGTGATCATCCTAGCGG